GTGTTTTTTTGTTTCTTGACTTTTGATGTAAAGTTTTTCTGATAACTCTACACCTAAAGCTCTTGAGTATTCATATATACTGCCCTGATTGTATCTGTTGCAGTACCTACATTGACTGTAAACATTTTGTTCATCATAGCGAGTAGACATATACTTTCTTGACCTAAAATGTCCTGCATCCATTTCTTTCCAATGTAGTATTTTATTACATGAAATACATTTAGCAAATCCATTTTTATCAGCATCTCTCTTTCTTATGTACTCGCTAAAAATTCTATCCAGCTTTTTTATTAGTTTACTTCTTGTTACTTTACGCATCCATCTGAAAAAGTAGAGACTTACCTAAAGGCTCATCAATACTTTTTATTTGTTTATAAATATACTTACTATCAGATTTTACTTTATTCTTTTCTCCCTTGCTTGAATCAATTCCCAGATTAGTGTACATTGTAGCATCAAGCATTAACAAAATATCTGTTTTTTCTTTAATTGTTTTGCCAAAATCTTTGATGATTTTGTCAGATAAGTCTCTGATAGTGGTATCTTCCATTTTATAATTAATTATTAAGTTAGACATATATCCCACTAACCCACCAAAGTTAGAAGGAATTTTTTTAAGATGTAAAATATTGTTCATAATTTCTAAAAATTATTTGCCTTGCCCTCTATAGAGCTTCTTATAGGTCTTTGAATTTTTATGTAGAGATGCTTTTTTAGAATGTCTACCCTTTCTTTTTATCTTTTTTTTAACTCTATATACAAAGGTAGCTTGTTTTGCCATTACCTAAAAGTAAAATAAATTAAAGTTAAAACCACTAATACACAATGTGGACAAATCATCTATGTTTGTTATTACCAAATACTTTTTCTACTCCTCTACTACCAAAATAACCACCAATGACTATTGTAAGCAATCCTGTTATTTCATCTAATGGGTAACCTAAATACCAACCAACTACATAACTTGTAGTTAAAAAAACTAAAACTAAAGGTCTTACATTACTTGCTAACCAAGTTCCAGATCTTGCATCTGCAACCCATCTGCGTGTAACACCATCCATTTCTGAACGTTCTAATTTTAACTTCTCTAAGGCAATTTGTTTATCGTTTTCACTCATATCTGAGCCACCAATAATTGCCTGTATTACATTTCCAACAGGTGTATCTTCTGCTATTGCACCAACTACCTTTGGTATTTTTTGCAGTAAAAAAGAACCTACTGCTGTATCTTTAAATTTCTTTTTACTCATTTATAGTACTTCCTACTGTGTCAGTTTTAATAGGTCCATATAACAGGGGAGGCTTTCCATAAATCGCTTGAGTCCACATGGATAAATGAGGAGGCAATGCCAATTCTTTTAAATCCAGCTTCTTGTAAGGCTGTAAGGATAGTCCATCTATCTGCTGAGCTTTTGCAGACAATATCTGCTGCCTCTCCTTTAAGATGGCTTGAGTTTGGACTCGCTGAATATCCTCTTGCACTAAGCGATTGATTGTATTCATTTGTTCTGTATCCAGAAGATATTTTGAAGGGTATACCAGCAATCCCCCTCGCACTATCGAGCATTGAAAGGAAATCCCTATCCATATTAGTAGAACCAGAGTTAGGCAGATCTGGAGAGTCAAATTCTTCATAATTAAAATATTTAAGACTCATTACTGCATTTGTTTTTACACCCGCACTTTCCTGACTTGCAGTCATCATATGCAAGTGTTTTATTAAGTAGTAATCTATCTATTGTATCATCTTGTAGTTTTATAAGCATACCTTCAAGCATATCCTTAGCACTTACAAGCATTTCTATTTTCATCTCTAAATTACTGATTTTCTTCTTAGCAGCTTCAAGGTCATCAGGGTTTCTGCCTGTAATACTGGCTATTACCATAGCAATACTTGCTGCTATCATACCTATCAAAGTGTTTACTATCTGTGCGTTTTCATTAGGTATTGAATACTTTGTTAGATAAAAAAGTATAATAATAACTAAAAAGAACACAAGCAGGCTTCCTGCGAAATGTCTTATATCTTTTGCAGCACCATTTGTAATTTTCATTTCTTTAGGGTTTTATATATTTGTATTATTGTGAATGTTAAGGTCGCTGCCATTACAAGCATTTGTAGTATTGAGTTTATTTCACTTACACTAAATGCTAATGCAAATAAATTTGCAGCATATAAACTAAATATTTTCATACCATCATCCATCTCATTTATTTAAATGCCAAAAATATAAATGTATCGCCACTTTTGTTAAATTCATTATCAGCACCATACTTTAGTCTAAAACCATCACTTTCAAAATCCATTAACCAAAAAGATAGAGAATCGCTTTCTGCATTAGCAATATTTGCCGCTAAAACGTGATAAGCAGTATTTACTGGGTCTCTTGCAGTATCCATCATAATCCACCTTGTATTATCTCTGTCTACATTTTTAAGCATCACAAAACTTGGCTTGAATCCATTTGAGCCTGTTGATGTACCATCATCAGTTGTGAATATTTTATTGTCAGTTGTACCATTACCTTCATAAGTGCCTATTTTACTATAGCCGCTCACAGAGTGCCAACAATAAAATATAACTGTTTCGTCTTGGTCATATATTGAGCCTGTTGTAAAAACAGAACTTGTAGGAACAGTATCATTCCAATAAATAGAATTGTCTGACCTTCCATCTGATGAATTAAGTTTTATTAAAAAATCAGCAGGAGAGCTTGAATCTATAAATTTATGATAGCAATTCCAATCACTTGTTGTGGATGTTCTTTTACTAATTATCCATTCAGGTGCGGATGAAAGTCCGTGTGCCACTGTTTGAGGACTGGTTGTATTAAAAGTAACTTTTGCAATACTAAACCCTGCAGCAGTATTTGCACTAACATCTGAAGCAATAGATGGAGTAGAACCTGTAATTGAATTTACTCCAATATTAACTGCTGCACCACCGCCAAGCCAGTTCCATGCTACGTAATCATCACCGCTTAAATTAACATAATTTCCTCCGCTACTATTATTCCCAACAAAGAAACCATTAGCTTCTAAACTTGTTAATTGGTCTGTGTAAGTTGTGGCATCAACAGTATCAGTATTACTACTTAAAACCTTTCCTACACCTCTTACCGAATCAATAAGTGCGTGAAAATAATTACTTGAACTGCTTCTATTTTTTATCCAAACTAATCCTCCGCTTGTTTCTAAGTCTATACCTACATTAGAAATGTATTGATTTGCAGCAGTGCCCTCATAAAGCACCGTTTTAAAGTTAGATGTATCTGTTTCACCTTTTTCTGCAAATAGTTGAGTTACTTGACTTGCTGTAAGAGCATCTCCAAATATCCTTACTTGGTCTATTTTACCAGTTAAATTGAATGCTGTACTACCGCTAAAATGACCATATCTGCCAAGTACTAAAGTATTTGTACCTGCTGCTGACCTTGCAGTAATTGACATAGTATGTGCTTGACTTCCATTTTTATAAAAACGTAAAGTTGTGCCATCAAGAACCATCACAAAATGCATATAATCCCCTGTACAATTACTTACAACACCACCGCCACTATTATATCCTGTACCAAAAAAGCCAATACTACTTCCATTTAAATATATATTAAAAGTGTCATTAAGTCCTGAGCTATCTACATCAGCCATTATGTAATCATTATCACTTCCACCACCTGAAGGACTTGCATTCATCCACCAAGAAATAGAAAATGTAGAAGAAGAAGGAATTGTAAAATTAGTATTGAAAAAACTACTGCTTCCATTAAATTTAGCTGCTTGACCATACACTCCAAACCTGTACTCTATATTTCCCTCAGTTCCATCATAAGTATTTCCATGACTATCCTCTGCTGAATTGTCTAATTTGTAATAAGCAAGGTTTGTAGTTGGGAAATTTATATCAGTTGTTGTAGCTGTATGTACACAAGCGGTTTCTCCGTTTCCACTATTGTACAAAGTAGATACTTCACTACTTGATAATGCTTTAGAGAATATTCTTACTTGGTCTATTTTCCCCTTTAAAGCAAAAGAAGAAGTAAGAGCATTAAGTACGTAATAACCTCCTAAAACATTTTTGCTGTTAGCTTGAGATCCGTTTGTGTAATCAGCAGTATGACCTGTCTGAGTTATTACAGCTACACCATTTAAATATACTACGAGTCCTGCTGTAGATGATTTACTTACAGCTAAATGAAACCAAGTACCTGCTGTAACCAAACCTGCTGCTGAATGTTCATCAGTAACCCCTTGACCAAAAAACCTAATACTTCCAAGAGTTGAGTTATTTAACATAACAAAGTATCTTGCAGTACTTGTACTGTTGTTGGCAAATAATACTTGATTATCATTTAACGTTGTACTTCTTAAGTTAAACCACAAAGACCAAGTAAAATCATTTGCTTTTGTTAAAGAAGTATTTACTGGTAAATCTATATAAGAAGTAGAACCATTAAATCTTGCACCGAAGAGTGTTTTACCGCTTACTCCAAAATCTACATCAACAGGTGTAGCATCATAACTACCACTTGCATCAGAAGCACCATAGTCCATAGAATATAATGCTACACCACTTGAATCTCCAAATTTGTCAGTAGTTTCAGTTGTACAAACTCCAAGACCTCCTGTAAATAATCTTTTACCTAAACTCATTAATCAAGTTTTGAAGGGAAAAAAGTAGTATCATAACTTAAAAGACTTTCATATTTCTTTTTAGCATTTACCTCTTTTTTCTTTTTATCATACTCTGCTAATATTTTTGCTCTTTCTGCTTTTACATCATCATCAATAGCTATATCTCTTTCTGCTTTTCTAATTACTTGCCAATCTGTTGGTGATAATAATTTATTAGCTTTTGATTTTAAGTCTTTAATTAATTCTGTTTTCTTTTCTGCTACATCATAGGTATTTTTAAACTCTCCTGTACCAACTAACTCTCCATCTTTTTCCTCCATTACCTCATAGGTTGTAGAAAAATCAATGTCAGTTACCTTGCGAGTAAATACTTTATTTTTTTTATCCCACTCTATACCACCTATGTTTTGGGTTTGTGGATTATAAGTAGGCTGTACTACATCATAAAAACCCTCTGACTCTAATGTCTTTTTATCTACATTTCTAAAGTTTATATAATGTCCTTTTTTACCATTCCATGTAGAAGGTAGTTGAGGATACGTTACTATATTACCGTCTGTCTGTCTTGCTTTCATAATTAATCTGGATTTGAGTCTGCTGCAAAAGTATTTACAGTATAATTTACAATTGATGAGCCATCAACTTCTTTTATACAAACTAATACAATATGATTTGTTGCACTTGTATCTATACTTGTGCTTCCTACTTTGTTAAAAGTAGTGCTTCCTAAACCTGTACCTCCTGCAAATGTTATTGCTGCACTTGATAAAGTTCCTGACAATACTAAATCAACAACTTGATTTTGTTTCATATTGTTAAAAGTTATTGTAGAAGTGCCTATATTACCTGTACATAAAAATGTACTACCAGCAGAGCAATCAACACTAAAACTTCCTGTATCTGTTTTATCTACTTTGTTAGCATATCTATTTGCAAGTTCATCATGGTCCACAGCATTATCTGCTAACATAGCATTTTCAACTGCACCATTTGCAATAGTTAAAGCTCCTGCTGATACAGTAGCATCTCCACTTATTGCAAGTGTGCTACCATTACCAAACAAGGAGTATATCTCATCTGTATTGGAATTTATGCTTGTAAAAGCTGTTCTTAAAGGGTCTCCATCGCCTTCATTAGGTCCACTACCTGTATTTACATTAGTCTTTGCCATAATTAAATAAATTGTATATCTGCTGTTAAATCAATATTATCGGCTCTAAACAATGTTGTGTCTGCACTTATTGTAAATGTAGTCCAACAGGTTGGAGCTGATAGGTCATTTATTGCATTTGTGGTATAAACCTCATCTCCCCAAGAGCTGTTGGTTACCATCTCACAATATACCTTACCCCAATTTATTGTATTTGCCATATATTAATAATAATTTTTTTCTTTTTTTGTTATATATCCTTTTTTCAAAAACTCTTTTAGCTTTTGTATATTCTTATCTTTATTTTTATAACTCTTTACAGTACCCATCCAGAAAATCCATAACTGTTTTTGTCAGGAAAAACATCATCATTACTATTGGTAAAATACTCAGGGTATTTGCTTGGAGCTTCAAAACTCATAAAGTCTACAAATCTGTCTGTATAATACTGAGCTATGCTTCTTTCTTTCTCTATTAAAAAATCTACTTCATTCTTATCAGCATTTATTGCATTTTCTGAGTTGTGCTTAAATATACCTTTGTTAGATATTGTATAAGCTGCATAAGGAAGGAACTCTACAAGTGCCCAATGACAGAGCATAGGTTTTATATAGGTGTTTACTAATGTCAAATAATCACCTGCAAGAGAAGAACCCTCAATATCTGCTTTTATTTTATCATATAGTTTTGAACCAAGATAGTTTTGGATATGAGTCTCTTGAGCTATAAGAATATATTGTATAAACTTATCTGTGTCAATGTTACCATTCAAAGAAGTGAACTTGACTATATCTTTTCTTGAAATCATTAATCCTGTTGCCATATCTATACTCCTTTACTTCTTGGTGTTTTAAAATTCTTTGGTTGTAAAAAACCTCTGTTTACTTGGTCTCTTGTTCTTTTAGCTACTTTTGAATCATTTTTTACAGGTTTTAAACCTTCTGCTTTAGCTTCATTAACTGAAACCTCTGCTCTTGGATTTTTAGCATCTGGATTAACTCCTTTAGCCATATAAGTTTTCCTCATCCAAAAATGTCTGCATGACCCACCGCCTTTGTAAAACCAAATAGAATAAGTATTAGCTCCATTTGGACCCCATCCTGCATTGACTACTTTATTTTCCATTGAGATAATATCTTCCTTTCTGTAGATTTTACCTGCTTTTGCCATTTTTACACAAAAGTCTCTGCTTTCACTATCACTTCTAAGAGGTGCATATTGATACCTTACTTTAAATCTAAGGTCTCCTATATCTTTATCTTGTTCACTTTTAGCATTTGGTCTTGCACTTCCTGTAGAAGCAAGTCCTATCATTTTATCAAGTGTTTCCTCTTGGTCATAATCTACCTCTCTTTCATCTACCAGCTCCCAATTTTCTAAATCTTCATCCTCTCCTAAGTCTATAAGTGCATCTGCTACATCTGTAGGAACTGCTGCAAGTTTTACTCCTGTTTCTTCTTCCTTAGCTTCTTTAGTTACTGCATTTTCTGTATCAATAAATTCAAGAGGCTGTAACGTAACAAAATATAATTTTAGACTAATATCATTAACTGCAAGAATAGAGTCCATACAGTCCACTATAAGGTCCTGATATGGTCTAATAGTAGTGTTTTGAAACAGCAAAGAAGCTGTTCTAATCTCATCTGCATTATTTCCAAGACCATTGTTGTCATCTCTAATACCTAAAAGTAAAGGTGAGGTTACTCTATGACCTACCATAATTTTCTTTGCTGCCTCAGAAGATAAATACTCATAGTGAGCAGGAGCATCATTTAAAGGTACATCATCAATAGTAGTTTTACTCTCAGCATTATTGTTAAAAGCTACAATGACCTTCTCTCCTATTGACCCTGTGAGCTTTCTCATTACATCATTTTTTACCTGTAGCTGTTTTTCTCTTTCAGGTACGCCATTGTTAAAGTTTATAACCTTAGTACCACTAAAACCACATTGTACATCATTAATAAGATAATCAGATATTTCACTCTCAAGCTCTGCATAAGCTAAAGAACCTGCATAGTCAGGAGGACATACATAATCATAGCCTGAAACATATCTCTTAACTATTTTAATCTCTGGTTCTGTTTGATTACCAAAACCAAAAGCTGCAATTCTATCAGGCTTGTCTGACTTTTTCATATTCGCCCAATCAGGAGAATAGTAGTAAGCTCTTATTTCTCCATCTATCATCTTCTCAGGTCTAAGAGTTTGTCTTGGAAAGTGTTCTGCTTTTACTACTCTGTTGTTTTGGTAAATAACTTGGAATGATGCCTCTCCTAATAGTTTTAAATCTAAGCATATCTTTCTAAGGCAGTCATTGTTAAATATAGATTTAAGTGCTGCATACTCCTCTGTCTTTGTAGAACTGTCTAAAGCATCTATACCTTTGCCATAAATAAGCTGAGAAATACCATTTATTGTAGCATTGTTTGTTGTAGAGTTTATAAAGTTGTCTATTAGGTATTGATAGTAGTTGTTATCTTCTCCATAAGCAACATAATCTTTTTTCTTGTCCTCAACTACCTCAGGTCTATTGTAGCTTGATAGGTTTATTAAATGTACATTTTCCATTTATGCGAATATGAAATCATTATTACTTTCTGTCTGTTGGTACTCTCCATTGTTTATAGAGTAATTAGTCTGGTTTGTGCAGAATATTCTGTCTTTGAATACTACATCACTACCTGACTTAATTGTTAAGACATAAAAGTTATCTTGTTTTGTAGTAAAGGTAGCATTATATCTGTTAAAGTACAGAACTTCTGAAATGCTTGTAGTAGTAGCATTGTGTATGTTTGTACCTGTTTGCTCATCATCTATTGTAACTACATAGCTACCTCCACTTACAAAACTTCTTGGAATAAAATCTATGTTCTGAGCTGAACCACTCTCTTGTAAAATAATCATATATATATAATAAAAGAGTTTTGATTTTGTTATAAAAAAAAAGGGAGACAAATGCCTCCCCTCTTTATTGGTCTAAGATTTATTAGGTGTTAGTACCTTCTGTAATTGTTACAGTATTAGTCATTCCAGCAAATGGATTTGCAGAAGTTGCTCCTTCTAAGAAGTTAGCAGGTTTTAGCTCTTGTGCTGTAAGAGTAAGTGTATAACCACTTAAATCTCCCATAGCAGCTCCTGTAACTATAGTCCCGCCAGAAACATCTGCTCCATGCTCAAGACCCATAATAAAAGCATTTCCATTATAATCTTCTACAACTACATGGGGTCTGCCAAAAGTTAAAAGTTTTAACTCTTTATGGTCCTGAACAGTCAATTTAGTTAGAGTCAAATTAAGAGTTTGCTCAAAAAAAGTTGTTCCATTTTCTCTTGAACTTGTAATAGTTTGCTCAAAACTACTGTTGCCTTTTACTTCATAATTAAAACAAGTAACTACACCTAAATCCTCAACTACATCTGTATCTGTACTATCAAAGGCTGCTGTGATAGAACCAAAGTCAAAAAAGTATACTCCTTTAATTCCTCCTACTACATCTTTACATGGTACTTTTCTTCCTATACTAAGCGTACAAGCCATAACTTATTGATTTTCAGTTAGTTAGCATTTCAGCTACCTGTTATAATTATCCTGTTGCTGTAATACCTCCTGAATTAAGTGCATTACCTGATACATAATAGTTTGACCCATCAGAGATAATCTCTACAAAGTCTCCTAAGTTATCAGCAGTATGTACAAAATTTAGTTGGTCAGCAGCATCTACATCTACTACAGCTCCTGCTACAATAATAGAACCTTCCATTACATCAGCAGTTCCTCCTGCAATTACAGTATTAGCAGAAGTTAGTCCTCCTGTTGTTACAAATTTAATGTTAAATCCTTCTGTTGGAGCTGGTAGAGTTACTGTTCCACCTGTACCAGAGACTTTAATAGTCTTACCACTATCTGCCATTGTGTAAGTTTCCCCAATGGTAATGTCTTGATACTTTTCTACTTGTCTTTCAACATCATTACTATGTGTTATTGTTGTGCTCATCTATCTATATTTTTAAAATTATGAATATAATACAATGTCAGAACCAATTCCATGCTGAATACCTGCTGTAAATCGCATTACTACTCGTACATTTTGGCTTCCATCAATGTCTCTCATGTCAATAACCTTTACTTCTTGGTTGTCTGATAAAAGACCTGTACCAAAGAATAGGTTGCTTTTCTGAGCAGCTACTGCTGTATCACTTGCTAAACCACTTACATTAACAACCTTGATACCATCAAAGAAGGTAGGCTGAATGTCTTGGTTTGTTCCTCTGCTTTCATAACCAGCAGCTCCTAAACCTGATGCTCCAAATCCACCTAAAGCTCGGATATAGTTTCTATACATATTGCTTGGAAGATAAATTACCAAATCTTCGCTGCCATAGACCTGAGAGCTGATTGCATCTGCAATTTTTCCAAGCTCTGTAATAATATTTGAAGCTGTAGAGGATGTTCCAGAAACATCAACTACATCTGAATCTGCAAGTAGTGTAGTTTTAAAACCATCAAATTCTCCTGCTGTTGCATTTGTACCATTCCAGATGTTTTGCTCTAATTTCTGAGCTACTTTATCTGCTGCATGAGCAATTAAGAAATCTGAAAATTTAGGAGGCAAAGTTCTGTCCATTGGACCTACACCCATTTGTGCAGCTTCCCAATCTGAAATAAAATCTTTTACACAAAGCTGTAAGTTTACTTGAAACTCCTCTGGCTGTAAAATTCTTTCAGTTAATGTAATAGTTGAAGTTGGGTCAAAATCACAACTTGCATCTTTTACAATGTCATTAGTTGAAACCTTTTTTATTACTTCTTTTAAAGCAATATTTGGCTTGATTGTGATAAGTTCTTCTCCCAAAGTCTTTCCTGAAAGCAAAGCAGCACTAATATATTGCCCTGCAAACTCCCCAGCATAAGTTGTGGTCAAAGAAGTTGTTGTACTTAAATCTACTTTTCTTTTCATCTTATTATAAATTATTAATTCTTCTTAGAACTCTGTCATAAGTAGTCTCATTCCTTCTTTTTTCTAACAGGGTTCTTTCCTTTTTTACTTCATTTTCAGGAGAATGAGTAACCTTTTGAGGCGGCTCTTGTACAGCAGACATTTTTTCTTCTTTTTTATGGTCCATTGCTTTTACCATCTCTTTGACTTCCTCAACTAATTTCTTTACTTCTTCAAGCTCAGTCTTAGTTGCGTATTTCATTTCTTCTTTATCCTCCTCTAAGTTCTGTTCTTGAACATCATCTTGAGGTTCTTCTTTTAATTCCTCAGAGGCTTCTTCTTTTTCTTCTTCCTTTGCACCTACTGAGTCTATTACTCCTTCTTCTTTAATCATTAAAACTTCACCATCTTCAAGGGTATACTCTCCTACAGGCATAGGTACTTTTTCATCTTCTGTTACAATGAATACCTCATTACCTTCGCTAAAGTTTTCTGCTTCTATTACAGTTCCATTTTCTAAAGTAGCTTGAGCTAATTTTACTTCCTCTTGGAGTTCTACTCCAACAAGGTCTTTTACTTTGTTTATAATATCAAGTGCTTTCATACATATATAATAAATAATTAATTTTTTGTTAGATTTTTACTTAGGTTCGCTGTATAAATTGCTAATATTTAAAACAAGAGTTCTCAGTCTACCAAGTAAAGGGTCTGCTTTAACAAGCTCTCCTACTGTTTTTGGGTCAATACCTAATCTATTTAACTCCCTTACAATTTGACCAAAGTCATTTGCCAAATCAATAAAATCTCCTTCTACTGATTGTGTAAAAGCAGACCATTCATTATAGACCTTTTTATATTGTAAAAAAGCTCTTTCTATTTTTTGTTCTTCTTTTCTGATTTGGTTGTCTAACTTTTCAATATCTTTTAATATTACACTTGGTTTTTTTGCAAGTTCTACTTTTTCTAATGCTACCTTTTCTTTTGGTAGTTTATTTATTATCTTTTGTACTGAAGGTTTCATACTTTATGCTTTTATATATAATTAAATTATTAAGAGTTTGTTGTATTTTTAACCTGTCCTACTTACTCCATTTATGGTAGCTACTGAGCCACCACTTAAAGCACCAATACCCTGAGCCTCTAAGCTGCCATCACAGCACTTTGTTGCATAAGTACCATCTGGACATAAACATGGTCTACTGTCTCCTGTTGGACTTGTTCTGCTTGGTGTTTTTTTATACTTTTTCATTTCTTGTTAGATTTAGGGTGTTTAGCAGGTAATAAATCAAAGTCTCCTGTATATTTAGGATTTTGTGGTCTACCATTTCTAATTAAATACAAGTAAGCATTTACTCTTGCTTGTGCCCAAGCAGTTGGAGATTTGATTCTTGGACTATGGGAGGTATTAAATGCACCAAGTCCTCTCTGGAATACTGCTTTAAGTTGTCCTACTGTAGTACCATATCCTAACTTCTTTTTGTATCTTTCATTAAAATCATCTGCTTTTTTCTGTAATGATGCTAAATCTTTTTGGGACACCTTTGCACCTCTTGAAGTAGAAGCATCACCTTTTGCAGTTCCTTTACCTTTTGGCTTAGGGTTTGGTGTTCCAGACTTTGGTGCTTTTGGACTCTTTCTAATACCTCCTCTTGGACCTATCTCAGCAAGTTCTTCTGCTGTCATCTTTACACACTTATGCTTTTTGTAGTCTTTTTTATATCCTTTAGGACATTTATATCTCATGTTTACACTATGCTGCTCGCATGGCATATACCACTTTTTATCTTCTAACTCATGGACATGGAAACCTTGACAACCTAAGTCTTTGGATATTTCTATTGCTTTTGCAACAGAGCTATAAGCTAATCTGTCATCTATAATAGCAAATGTATCATCTACTACTTGAGTTTCTAACTGCTCTAAATCTTCATAGCCTAATGACTTGAGTTTAGAGTTTACATATCTTTTCATTGACAAACCTCCCCAAGCTAAGTATGCTATAGTGCCACAAGCAGACTTGTCTTTCTCATCATAGTAAACCTCAGCTCTCTCCAAGTATGACCTAACTCTTACTAAAACTTGTTCTGATAGTTTTGCTTTTTTGCTGATTTGTCTTGCTCTTACTTTCCCTACCTGAGTCATGCATTTGTTTCCTACCTCTTTGTTGTATTCAATGGCTTTTTTAGCATTGTTTACAGCAGAGTCAGGATAATCATTATAGCTTACAAGAGCTACTCTTTTTGTAGAAAGAAGTTCTCTAAGTTCTTGAACTAACAGCTCATCTTCATATTCAGCAAGTTCACTTTTTAGTCCTCTGTCTTGAGGAGATTCTAACTTGTCAGCAAAGTAGCCTTCTATAGAAAACCCTTTTACCTTTTTTGTTTTTACAAAGTTCTCCCAAACTTCATCATCTAAAACTTTCATAGCAACCATCCATGTACCATCAGGCATATCTAAACCATAATTTTTAGATTTGTCATTTTCTCCTTCTACTATCCAGCTCTCAACTACAGACATTCCTTTTAGTTTGAGTTGGTGTTCTAAGGTTGCATTGTTTTGATTGCCTCTTATAAAAAATAATTCACTTGCTTTTTTTACTGTGGACTTGGAGAAGTATATATAATATTCTTTGTCTCCTGATTTTCTAAAAATAGGTTTGTTGGGAATAAGAGCAGGTCCAAGAAGTATTTTTTTCTCTTTGTCTACTTCTGCAAATTCTATTTTTTGCTTACTTAAAGCAACAAAGTCCTCATCTATGGCAGGTTTGTCTACTATTGAAATAGCCTCTATTCCAAGAGACTCATCATTTTCATCTATAAAAAGTTCTATGATATCCATATATATATAATATTAATTGTATGCTTTTGTTTTAAATTGCTGCCTCATCTTCTATGGACCTGTCAAGTGCTTGTTGAGAAGATACATCTGTACTTGTTACAAATGCTTTTATAGGTCTGTCTTGTTGTTGGTTTATTGTTTCTGCTAATTGATTTTCTGGTGCTGCTCCTACAACATTAAAAGCAGGAGGAGGTGTAGGTGCAGATGTAGCACCACCCCCACCTGAAGCAGAAGGAGTTGATGAGCTTACAAGACTTTTTGCAGCACCTGCTGCTGATTTTACTGCTGATAATATTCCTGCTGCTTGAACTGCAAAAGCAATTAGTAAAGGTATATTTTGAGGAAAACCTACTTTAGCTGTTTCTCCTGTACCTTGAGCAACTGCTACTCCTGTCTCTGCTGATTTCATTGTTATCCTTGCAAGTGTCGCTTTGGCTGCTGCTATTTGTTCTTGAATAATTCTTTTTTGTTGAGCTATAAATAGAATCTTTTCCATTTTGTCTTGCATACCAATTGCTGCCGCTATACCTAAAAGTTTTTGTTGCCTTGCTTCTGTTTGTTGTTTTTCAAGCTCTATTTGTTTTTCTGCATTTTCAGCAGCTAACTCTCCTGCTTCTCTCTCAAGAGATATTCTGTTTATTAACTGCTCACTTCTAAAGCCTTCTATTTGTGCAAGTATACCTTCTTTTTCAGCTTTGGCATCTAATAAAGCTATTTGGTTTTCATCATTTGCATTTTTGTCAAACTGAGCCTGAGCTGCATCTATAACAGCTTGAGCATTTGCTAACATTAATCTTTCTTGCTCATTAAGAACTTCTCCAAGTTTCTCATTTGCAGCTATCCTTTCTGCTATTGTTAGAGTTTCATCATCTCTAATCTGTCTGAGCTTTTCTGCTTCTCTGTCTTTTTGTTCTAAGATGATTCTGTTTTGTGCTATACCTACCTCTGCTGCTCTGTTGAGTTCTACTGTATCTTTTGCAGCTTGTAATGTACTTTTAGCATAGTCAGTAATACCTTTTACTACAGCAGGAGCAGCCTCTGCTATTTTGTCAAAAGAATCATCTACTCCTGTAACTACATCTACAAGTTCTTTACCTGCATTTTTAGCTGACTCTGCTGCACCAGCAAAGTCTCCTTTAAATACTTTTATAACCGCATCTCCTAAAAATCCTAAAGCATCTAAAGCAGACCTAACTCTTTCTACAACATTATTTACTATTGCAGTACCAAAGTTTTTAAGTGCGGTTACAGGGTCTTGAAATAAACCTTTAAAGTAGTCTATAACTGTACCTACATTTCTATTTAAGAAATTAAAGAAATCATTAAAAGCTAAACTAAGAGCTTCAAAAGTAGTGTTAAAGAAGTTTACTACCTTTTGGTTTTCTTGGAATACTTCAGACAGTTTAGCAAAAGCAGCTATAGCCAAACCTATACCAGCAGCTTTTAG